AACAATAGATGCTTGAAGGCTAATGAAAAAACTCAAAGTAAATCCCCAAAATGAGCGTATATATTATACACTATTTGAATGTTTAACTCTATGATTTACTTCATATTGTTTGCCACTGTTAAAACCACGTTCCGTGGGATTTCCCAAATAGCCACAAACTCTACGTACAGTTGCAACATTTTTACTTAAACAATTCGGACAAATATAACGCTTACCATTCCATTCAGTTTCGCCAACAAAACCACAATCGTTACATACATCAGCCGGTGTATTTATGCCAAAATATGCAACCTTATCATAAGCATAATCTATGATGTTTTCCAAAGCTTCTAAATTGTGTGTGAGCGATGGCAATTCAACAAATGTTATAAAACCACCACTTGAAAATGATTGGAAATTGCTTTCAAAATCAATTTTATCAAATACACTAACTTTATTTCGTACATCTAAATGAAAACTATTTGTGTAGTATTCTTTATCAGTAACGCCATCAATTTTTCCAAAATCTTTTAAATCTTGCTGTAGGAATGTTTTACACAGACTTTCAGCCGGTGTGCCATATAAAGAATAGCCAAAACCTTCTTCAGATTTCCACTGTTTACATTTATTGCTTAAAAATTGTAATATTCGTTTCGCTAGTTTTATTTTTTGGTAATTCCCAAAAATCTGACCATTTTCTTGATAAATTCCATTTATAGTTTCGTGGATGCCAATATAACCTAATGAAATTGAAGCATAACCATTTTTGCACCTGTCAATAATATAATCGTTTGGTTTTAGTCTAGCAAATGCACCTTCAACCCACAAAAATGGATTGCAAGATGCTTTAGCCTTAGATAGATATTTAATACGTAACTTCAAAACTTCGTGTGCCAACTCACACTTTTTATCTAGTATTTCAAAATATTCAGCAATTCTATCATCTAAATTATCTGCTTTTAATTCTAATGCCACACGTGGTAGATTAACTGTGCATACGCCAAGATTTAATCTTCCATTGTATTTGAATTTACCGTTTTCTTCGTATGGTGCTAAAAATGACCTACATCCCATTGGCGTAACTCTGCCACCTGTAAATTCTTCTAATTTATCTACCATCAGCCAATCCGGATAAAGTCTGTGTGCACTACACTTAATAGCCAACTGTTTTATATCATAGTTAGGATCTGTAGGATCTTTATTTATTCCTTTCTTACAGAAAAAAACCAATTTAGGAAAGATTGCTGTTTCGTGATTTTTTCCAAGTCCCTCCAATCTTGTTTCTAATAAATATTTCTGTATCAAACGTGCTTCATAAGATGTACCATACCCAAATCCTAGCGTACAGAATATACTTTGTGCGTGACCATTTACTAATGAATTTAATTGGTATTCTAATGTTTGGACAGCATCTTTAACCTCTTTTTCAGTTAATTTTCTAGCGTACAGCGTTTTATCTCTAATGCCAAAATCTTCTGCTTGCTTCAGATATTTTTCATAGGATAACTTTACGTATGGTTCTAAAAGTAAATCTACATCGTGGACTGATACGCCTCCATATTGACCGGCTGAATGATTAGCCATACACTGTGTCAAAACAGTGCTTGCAGTTCTTATTGATTTCGGAGTTTCAATAATAGCACTACCCATCTTAAAACCATTTTTCAGCATATCTTCTGCGTTAAGTAATGCACAGTTGGTAAATGGTGAAAAAAATGAATAACCAAGATCGTGAATATAGATGTCTTTTTTATGTGCCTTTGCTAAATGTTTTGGCAATAGGGTACTTAGATTAAATGATTTAATTACTTCGTTACTCATTGCTTCACGTACGCCAATGTTGGTTTTACCGTCAATGTTGGCGTTGTCGTGAACTATATCTGTGTTATTCTGACCTATAACATCTTGAATAGTTTTAACGATATTTCTATTAACTTCGTGCTTAGTCCTGTATCTGCTGAAATTGATTAAAGTTTTGTAACATAAGTATTCAGCCAATGTATCTTCAATCATATTCTGTATCTTTTCAACATTTATTCTTTCCATTTCATCATAAATATATTTGAATTTTAAACGCAACGCTTCGACAACTGTATCTAAATGTATGTTGTTATATTCCGTTTCTATCCACGCTTTACTTACAGCGTTTTCTATTTTTTCAAAATCAAAATCTACTATTTGTTTATTTCTCTTAACTACTTTCATTTTTTATCCTTAATTAAAAAATAAAGAAAATTGATTTAATTCTAACCAATTTTCTTAAAATATTTCAAATTTTTATTAATTTTGTGATTTCTCAAATACTCCATTCTTCTAGCATTTCTTCAGAACTGATTTCTTTTTCGCTTATAACTTCAAATTTGTTATATCTTCCTTTGCCAAATTTTTAACTAAAAGCGTGAAATAAATCACAAAAAATAAGGTTTATTTTGAATTTAATAAACCTTAAAAAATGAAAATTAGATGTTATCTTTAATAATTTGTGCAATTTCTTCAGCAAGTTTTGATTTATTTTTATCAAATTTTTCATTGTCTGAAACATTATCAATAAACCCAATTTCTAATAAAATTGCTTTCATGTTACTTGCTTTCAGCACGTGTAGATCTGTGCGTATTTTTCCACCCCTACACTTAAAACCACAAACATTAACCATACATTCTTGTAATTTGTATGCAAGTTCTAACGGCGCATAAAATAGAGTTTCAGCACCTTCACCTTTATGAGTTAAACTAGCGTTTCTGTGAATTGATAAATATAAATCAGCACCCCATTTATTCGCTTCGTTGGTACGTGCTGTTAGTGACTTAATATCGTTTTCACTATTCCTACTAAGTTTTACATCAATTTCTAATTTTTTTAGGCAACTAGACAATAAAAGTGCAAATGATAGTGCATCTTTACTTTCTTTTCTATCATCAAATAAAGCACCACAATCTAGGCTATTATTACGATGTCCGGCATCTAAATATACTTTTTTCATTTTAATTTAATTTCCTTTTCTTCATTTTTCTGTTTTAATTGTGCAATTCCGTTTCTTAAAAAGGATGGAATTATAGAACCTAACCCCATTTTATCAATATTTTCTAAGATGCTACCGGCTTCATTCACAGCATAAGCAAATATAGCAATATCACGGAATGTATGAAGTTTCATAATACTATCTAAACCAACACAAATACCAATAATACCAAACATAATAGTTTTTTTGGTAATGCCTTTAAAGCCATTAGAACTTGACCATTTACCAGTTTTGAAAGCACCAATCATACCTGTGATATAATCAGTTATTGCTAACACAATTAACCACTGTATAGCAACATCTACACCACCAACAATAAAACTAAATGACGCACCAAGAATAGCACCTACACTTAACAAAAATTTCTGATAGTCACCAATTTTTAGTAATTCTAATGATCCAATTAAAACACCCATATACACCCTAATCTTTAAATAAACCGTGCATTGCACACGGTTTATTATAACATTTTGATTGATTAAAAATTAAACTTTCATAAAAATACCCACAGTTAGATTACAAAATGGGCGTAAATCACCACTTTCCTCTTGTCTGTCAATTTCTGCACACTGTTTAATCATCAAATAATTTCCTTGTGGAAAAGGATTGCTAAATACTGCTTCTTTGTACGAACCTCGATATATTGATGGATCTAGCGTGCTGGAACCAAACGTTTCATAACTCGCCAAAGCTTCTGTGCTAGCCGGTAAATCTTCTGTGTATTCTTTTGATGATGATGATGTTAATGTATAGCCGGTAATTCTTCTATACAAATTAGTACCATCTACTATTGCCCTAGCTTCTGTCTTAAAACCACTCAATTTTCCGTCGGTAGAATACAGCGCATAAACTACTTCACCAACCTGTGGAACACCTTCATCTAACATTAACTTAAACACTTTCCACTTTACACTTCCATCTGTAATTTCTTGTTCGGCTGTAACTGTTTTAGTATTTAATACTGTGTTAGATGTAGTTCCACTTTGAACACATTTCAGCATATATTCAGCGTGGTATTGACACTTAACCATTTCACCAACTGAATATGCTGTGCTTTTCTTTCTATAATCATTCAGATTATATAACGATGTCGGTGTAATACTTGCATCTTCGCATAGATTGTTTAATTCATCATCAACGCTAGTGCTTCTCAGAACGCCATAGCGCACATTTGTTGCTATGGTATAGGTATTTATATTATAAGCGTTCTGATTGTAACTATACGTGCTTAGAGATGAAATAACGCCACTATTGATTGTTACACTTCCAAGTGGAATACCATTATATTTAACCCACGCATTATTTTTGCGCACGAACGCTTGTAACGGTTCAAATGTTTTTAGCCAAATCGTTTTATCTGATGTTGTTGGTTCTGTTTTTTGAGCATACACAGTGCCTAATAATTCAACTGTTCCCAATTCATCAACACATACAGTATATGTACCATTTAAACCCACAGTATCTTTAGGTGCAATACTATCTAAGATAAATGTATGAAGTGTGTTTGTTGCTGTTATTCCACCCCTAAATTTAATCAACTGATTACTTGCTACTGACTTACTAACTACAGCACCAATTTTAATTTCTGCTAACTGTATTGCTTCACCAACAATAGATAATTGGTATTTTTTATACTTACTTAAATTATTTGGTAAAGTTACAACACTTTCTCTATCTGCTGATAAAGCAACTGTAAAACTAAATAATTCAGTTTCAACGCTGTCTTTAGCGTATAGTGTCACAGAAATAGTTTTATCATTCTTTGCTGTGAATGATAATTTTTCTAGTTTAATTTCTGTTGGATTGTAAACTATGATATTTGCACTATTAGAAATAGTAATATAAGTATCTGCTTTGTTATCAAATGCTTTGTAGATGTCTGAAATAGTATCACAGAATACGGCAAATGATGTTCCATCTACTGTACCATTAGAACTCAAAATAGGCTGTTCAAAACTAACATCTACTGTACCACTTGTTGTATCAGTATATAGTAAATTTTCAATTCCGTTGCTATCAACACTTGCTGTATTAACAGTAAATGGTGTATTTGATACTCTTGATGTAGCATCACCAATTACCCCATCTAAAATATCAAAATTTGTGTTTAATTCTGTAATATCAGCCGGATCTGAAAGTTCCGGTTTATTCATATTCAAATATCTTGTATGTAACATTTCTTATCCTTAATTGTTCAAATATGGTAAATAATTCTTTAATTTACCCCAAGTTTCACGTTGTGACAACATATCACCCCAATCAGTATAATCTGCTTTCACTTCGCCCCAAGTGTAATAATATCTATCGCACCAAATTCCTAAATGTGCCGGTTTCTTTTTGTAAAGGTCACGTTCTATTTTGCTATAGTCAATATCATTTTCATTTAATGGATAAATTAAAATATGAATATTGCTATCTTTAATTGATACATCGCAATTTGTACCGTAATAGAAATACACTATAGATTTAATTTTTTCTTCGTTTAACTTACCTTTACCTTGAAAAAACGCTAATATATTTTCTCTACGTGTTTCAATATTATCTGCTTTTTTAATCTCTAAATCCCATTCCCACTCACTTAATCTAGCATCGTGTGATGTGCTAATATATGCTTCAGTAGTTATGATATTAGAATTTTCATTGAAATTATACATCAAAAAATTAAGTGATTTTTTCTGAATTTGTATCATTTCTAAATTTGGATGCCAATAGATTGGTAAATAGTGCATTAAATCTATTTCACCACTAACTATTGTAATAGTGATACTATTCTGATTGCTTCTACCATTATCTGATGTTACAGTTAATGTATAAATAGTAGTTTCTGTTGGTGTTACTTGAATTGTGTCTGTAGTTTCACCGGTACTCCACAAATAAGATATAATTTCTGCACCTTCACAATATGAACGCTTACCACTTAATTCAACTGTTTCACCTAATTTACAATATGTTTTATCTGCTGAAATAATTGCTACGGGATCGTGTTCGATAATTGGTTCATCGGTTGCTTCAACATAAACATATCCGGTGCTTGTTGTGTTATTAGATCCGGTAACACTACAGAAATGATAGCCACTTTCAAATATAGTTTCTCTCATTGTTGGTGTATCTGCACCATTGCACCAACTGTATTTAGTGATTGTGCCACCTTCTAAATACGATCTACTAGCATCTAATGTTACTGTTTCACCTTTTTTAACACTATTAGCACTACTTAAAACTACAGCCACAGGTGTAGGTTCAATGACAAAAGGGGGGTCATACAGTGGATATGAATTATTAACTTCGTATGTATCTTCTGTATATTTATTCGTATTATATAATACGATTTCATCATAGATAATATCTGATTTTAGATTTCTACCAAATATTAAATTTGTATTGCCAAACAGTGGGTAGCTCATAGTAGCCCTAATACGTCTAATACCATCCAAATAAACTTCACATAAATTAGATCCACTGATGCTACTAGATACTGCTAAAACGTGCCAATCTTCCGGATCAAAACTCCTCGGTAAAATTGTTGAATAATATGATCCATGATGTTTAATCTCTAAAAAATATCGACCTTCAAGATTCAGTTTTAGCCATATTTCACCCCAACCACCCAAGGTAACGTGTGTCTTAATAATTATATTATAATCATTGACAAAACTATCAAATCTAAATCGTAATTCTAATGTTATTAAATTATTAGGAATAAATGCACTATTACTCCAATCAATCGTCACAACTTTACTACTTTGTGCTTGAAATTTTATTGCTTTTTTGTTTTCAAAAAAACCATCAACAATCAAATTTTCATCTAAAAAGTTATGATTGTTTACATATGCAAAATAATAACCCCTTTTATCGGCAAGAAATATTTTTTTATTTCCAATGCCCATAATATTAGCGTTATAGTAAAGCACTGTGTCAAGTGGTAATTCAAAACCAACGTAAATAGTTTTATTATTATCATTGTAAAAACTTATTGCTTCTGATTTATTTTTGCGTGTATTAATAAGTAAAATATTTGCTGTTTTTGTGCTATAGCTACCACCATATTCTACAGTAAATGTAGCATCATCATTGATTGGTATAGGTTCGTGCCCATAAGGTTCATTAACATATATACTACTTGTATCAGCAACATAAATCTTAAAATCTTTATGTGGAAATATTAAATTCATTGTATTAGCCATAACATCACCACCTTTATTTAACTGTAATATCTACAGAATTTAGCACAGGAATTTCTTCACTTGATAACTGAACATTTGATTGTGTGTTATTAACAAACAAATCACCCACGCCATCGACACTTTCGCTCATATAAATTGCTGAACCAAGTTCAATATATGAAATAAAATCACGCTTATATGCAATATTTTTAAAGAAATTTCTAATACTTTCTTCCACGCCAATAGGACTTCTGTAACCACTTTTCAACGTCACACTAACGCGTACATCAATACTACGTTCAAACGCTGTACTTACAGTTACTATTGCCCCTATTGGTGCTTTTCCGTTTCCTAGTCCTTCAGAATTAGGATCTAAATACTCTTGAAATTCTGCAACTAATCGATCACTTGCTACACCATTTTCAGTGTTTAATATACTAACTTTTACAGTGTTTTTTCCGTTCCATAATGGAAATACTTTTGCGTTTCCAATACCGTGATACTCATTACACCATTCAATGTACTGTGCTATATTTCCATCTATTGCTTCATTTTTAAGCGTTTCAAAATATCTTTCTCTAAATGCTTCTGTTTCTTCTTCTTCTTCGCCATAGATTAAAACTTCTTCGCTTAACGTTGCTGTTTCTAGTCCGTTTATGTATTCTACAGGTATTAATAAACCATTTCCCCTATTTCCAACTTCGCCAACGGTCTGACACGTCATTTCATACACGCCATCACTGATTTTTTTAGTAGCAACAAAATTTAAGTTGTCAAAACTAAACATACTACCTAGCACATCAACGCTAGATGGCGTAAATACGCCTTTTCTAATAGCGTATGTTGCTTCGTATGGGGATATACCTATTTCTTGTGCCCTTAATATTAAACCATCTCTTTCTGCTGTTCCGGCATAAGTATTTTTTAACTTTCTTTCCATTTCAGCGTATGCAAGTGCCAATTCATAGCAACACGGTGCTATCGCATCGTAAATCACTGAACCTTCACGTTTATCAAATGTGTTAGGTATTCTACCTAACGCATCTTGTAAAATTTCTTCATAAGTCATAATTAAAATTCAACCCCCAAATTAATAGGTATCTCACCAAAAATTGTATTAACTTTAAACTGTGTATTTATGATTTTTTTCTGCACATCAAATTCAAAATCAAAAACACTTGTAATTCTGCTATCCCATAATAACGCTTCACTTATTCTTCTTTCTATTTCCGGTATAACATACGCAACGTGCTTTCCTATAAGTTTTTTAAGTTCCACGCCATAGTTATCAGAATAAATGACAAAATCATATCTTTCAGTATTTAAAATTTTAAAAATTGCTTGCTTCATTGCTTCTTGTTCATCTGTCCAACCCACAGTTCTATCTTTTGTGTATTGTAAATTATAAGTGTGTGTGGGTTGTTCAATCTGCAAATCTAACGTTTCAAAATCTGATTGTAAATCATCATAATTACTTGTATCTGTTGGTATCATAAATTATCCTATTCTGTCTAAAACTATATATTTCTGTCCACCGTGCACTACAGCCATCACAACTTTTTCACCAACCAATAACTTATTATGAACCCTAAATGTTTTTCTACCTTTATATTCGTGATCGTGCAATTCATACTGTGCATAGCCACTACCACCTTCTCTTTTTTCGGTTAAATGATCTACTGTCATATCAAAATCATAATCTGTAACATTTCTAGTTAGCACAATAAATTCTTTACTCAATGTTAATTTTTGGTCAATAGTTATTTCCAATGGACTTTCTTTTGTAACTTCACCAAAAACTAGGTTACACGGATGTTCTGAAGCGTTTGCTTCATTACTAATCTGTTTTAAAATCTGTATTAAATTCTTAGCCATTATACAAAACCTACCCCACCTATAAGATGTAAATCCATTGTATGATAATTTTCATTAAAGTTATGTGTGCAACTATCCACAACTAAATAATTGTTAATTTTTATATCACCTAAATCTAAAGAAATTGGAATACTCACACCGGCACGTACATTAACATCACCAAATGCACCACTAATATCTAAGTGTCTAGTTTTTCTGTTTTTACCTTTCTTTCTATCAATTAGATTGTTAGCAATAAAAGTTCCGTTCATTCCTTCTTGTATCACTTCGTAATACTGTATAACACCCCAACGATTTATGTGTTCGCTATCTTTTGCGATAAATACATCACGTTTACCACTTTCTTTATTTTGTTGCACTAACTTAATTTGATTATAAGTATCACCATCAATCGAACTTTTATAATCAAAATTTTCTGCTGTTTCTGCATCTATAACAGTATTTAATTTTAAGTTTTCAACATTCTTTAATGTTAATTTACCAAAATCATCATACAGCACATACAGTTTACCGCTATTTATCAGCGTAATATCTAGTGCGTTATAGATAATATCAAATAGCGTTTTATTATCTTCAATTCGTTGTGCTATTCTGTATTCTGTGTTATCTATTGTACCAAGTTTTAAACTAAAATCATTAGCAATCATACTGATTAATTCGGATGCTGTTTTATCAGTATAAATGTATGTGTCTTTGTTTTTTAAGTAGCGTAATTGGTCATAACACGTTACTTGAATATGATTATTTTTATCACGTGATTTTTCAAAAACAAAACCATAAAACATATTTTTACCATTAACGGTTAATCTAACTGAAGCACCTTCATCAAATGCCAATAATTTATCTTTTATGCACGTAAATACTAATTTTGATGGTTCACCAATTCTTTGACTTGATAACTCTATACCTTCATACACTACAGGCATTAACAAATCTGAACCTTTAACATACAATTCTACATTCATCATCCACGCACCTTTTCTATAGTAGTTTTACCATCTACACTCACCAATTTCTTAGTGCTATAGTCTCTATATTGTTTCAGATTGATACTGACAACAATATCCAACCCATTGTCCGCACTTTCTCTTATCTCATAATCTTCAATAGCACATTTAATGTTTGTGGCGTGAATGAAAGTTTGTTTGTCCATTCTAGTAACAATAAATTGAAATGGTGTACCATTCTTTTTGTATTGTTCCAACTGATACAAAAATACGCTTTGTGGTATGTAGTAATTCGCAAATGGATAATTTTGAGCCGGTAACAAAAAATCAAATGATATTTCCGTTAGTCCATTTTGTTTCAAAATGTTAATTTCACCATCATTTATGAGTGATACTGTCTGATTTTTGTTTGTTATGTTTACAGTTAGTTCTGATGGCGTAACAGGTAACAATAAAGCGTTAAAAAAGAAAAAATACATAAAAAACTCCTTTTTTCTTGTATAGATCTATACAAGATCCGTCAAGATCTGACAGTTAAAAAACATAATAAAATCAACAACTTACATAAAACCTTGTATAGATCTCATATGTATTTACTATTAATAATTTTTATTAATAGTGCATTATAATCAAAAATTAATATAAAGAAGTTAAATACATCTATACATCTATACAAGAAATCTTTGAAAACCATTGCTACATAAGGCTTTAGACTATGTATAGATCTCAAAAAGATCTATACAACGATCTATACATCTATACAAGATTAGTAGTGTTCACCTTCTGAAGCAATAGCCATACTTTCATACAATTTATCAGTTAAAATGTTAATAACTCCGTCAATATCCATATCTTTGTTAATTGTGTTATTGTTGGTCATACCAATTTTAATTTCTGCTGTAGTAAATCTGTTAATTGCTTCACGTTCTGCAATATCACGCATATACTTTAATTCTTCTTCAAAATTGTTGGTATTTTGCGCTGTTGCTTTAGTGTTTTTGGCAATATCACCAAGTTTATTATTAGTATCACTTCCAAGACCGGCATTTGTTAATAAATCTTCGCTAGATAGTGTTATTTGATGTGATATTGCATCTGTATCAAACATCTTAGCAATTTCATCAGCCTTAGATGTACCCCACGCTTTACCACTTTCATACGCATCTGTTGGACTTTTAATATCTAGTGATAAATTTTTAGTTAATACATTCCTGTCAAAATTTTCCCAATCATCACCCTTTAAATCGTCAATCTTATCAACTATTGCTTTCTGTATATTGTTAGCATAGTTTGTATCATTGAAATAGTCCCACACTTCAATTAACGGTTTGATTGTCTGATATATGTAATCAACCAATTTGACAAACGCTATTTGTATGCCATTCATCCAACCGGTAAAACCTCTATTAAATGAATTATAAATTATTTCAACAACGTCAATAATTGGATTGATTATTTTGTCTAAGAATTTTATGATTGTATTCCAACAATACGCAATCACATCATAAATGACTACGCCAATGAATGAAATAGCACCTGTAATAATTCCCACTGCTTCTTGCCAAGTATCGGCAAAATACATCACTAAACCAACTACAACACCTAATACAGCAATCACAGCTAATAATATCCACGTTATAGGACACGCCAACCACGCACTATTGAATAAGAACGTGCTTGCTGTAGCAATACGTGTAGCGTTAGTGAATGACCATAAAACAACTTGACCAATGGCAATAGCAAATTGAATACTTTTCCAAATGGCAACTGCACCCGCCATTATTTTTTGCCAAGTCCATACAGCAATTAACGCTGTTTTATAAGCAATTAATGGTGCTAATGCCCCAAATATAATCGGTGCTACATATTTCCATTTTTCAACGATAAATGAAGCAACTGTACCAACTAACTTGAATGTACCTACAATCAAATTAGCAACTGTACTAAGTGATGTGGCAACTGTGCTTACAAACTGTTTAAATCCTTGACTATTGCCAATCTCACGCAAATAATTAAACAGTGGCATAAATGAATTTGTTGCTTTATTCTTGAATAAGTTCCAAATATCACCAAATGTTACCCTCATCTGGTCGAATTTTGCGTTAGTTTCATCAGCCATTTTGTAAATAGAATTTTTGACAACATCGGCTGTTAATTGGCCTTCACTCGCCATTTTTCTTAATTCACCTGTATTAACTCCTAATGCTTTTGCTATTGCACTTGCTATAGTTGGTGCATTTTCTAATACAGAATTAAATTCTTCGCCACGTAAAACACCACCGGCTAATGCTTGCGTTAATTGAAGCATAACTGCTTGTTTGCCACCACTAGATGTTCCGGCAATAGTAAACAGTTTGTTTATTTGTTCGCTAAAATTGATAATATCATCATTATTAGAAAACGCTTCACCGGCTAAATTACCCAACTTACTGATCATATCAGCCATATCTTTAAATGAACTATACGTATTGTTGGCACTATTCATTATCTTTTTCTGTAAACTATCAACAGTATTAAACTTATCTTTCATCAAATCTAATCGTGAATTGATATTAGTTAATTCATCTGTTATTCTGATTGTTGCTGTGCCTGTTTGAAATGTGGCATACGCACCAACCAAGCCAAAAATATTGTTCTTTAAGCGTTGGAATATACCTACACCATTTGCTGCTTCTACATTAAGGCTACGTTGTGCGCTTGTTGCTTGCGAAATAGATACATCAATATCAAATGGTCTATCTGCTGTTTGATGTAATTTGTCGAATGTGCTAATGACTTTGTTTAGGCTGTCCGTCATTGAACGTAAAGATGGTGTTAGACCATCCACTATACTAATTGCTGTTTTGATGCCTTGTGCCATAGTCTAACCCCTTTTCTTAGATTTTAATTTTTTATTTTGTTTTATTTCATCTTCAATTCTCAACTGAATACTTGCGATAATAAATGCCCTTTCTCTAATTGGTAGGGCGTAAAATTGATGTGGTAATAAGTGAAATTTGTGTAATGCAAAATTCAAAACACACGCTTCATAATCATTACCACTTTCAATTAGTTTTTTGCTTCATCTACCAAATCATTAAGATTTTCACTTGAAGCATTAGCCATTTCTTCTGCTAATTTGTTGTATTCAGCCAATGTTAGCATTTTCTTTAATAAATCTTCCGGTGTTTTGACTCCGTATGAGTCTTGCAATTCTGCATTATTTAAATCCGGAAAAACTACCGTTTCTGCCAATAAAAGTGATGTATATTTGTTTCTGTCTAGTTCGCGTGTGAATTGACCTTTGCGACCAACAATAGGTACGTTCACATAACATCTTCTTTCTAACACATCGTTATCATCAGCACTTAGTGTTTTAAGTTCCCATTTAATCGGTTGTCCTTTATCATCTTTAAATCTGTTAGAAATAACAACTTTTTTATTTTCAACTTTTGCTACGTTTGTTGCTAAAAATGCTTTACAATCCATTTTTCATTTTTCCTTTTAATTTTGTGTTATATGAAAAACACAGTATTTACAATCAAATACTGTGCTTATATTTTATCATATTTTGATGTTTAAAATTAGATCATGCCGTTGATTGTGGAAAATTCTTCCGGCATTTCCCAATCTTCAAATGTGAAATCTAAACTTTCATCTAGGTATTCACCATCAGCATCAAACTTAGCGAGAGTAATACTATCTAAGTTACAATCCTTTAAGATAATAGTCTGTCTGCCTACTGTACTTGTTGGATCTTCGTTTGTGATCTGAATGTCAAAATAAAAATCAGTACCACTATCCTTAAATTCTTTCATTGCCTTACGAAATACTGAAGTATTAAAGTGGAATGTTGCTGATCCTGTTCCTTTCCATCCAACTGATTTATTTCCCTTGCCACTCTTTCCTAAAATCGGCACTTCTGTTTTAGTTTTTTCCATTGTGGCATCTAAATTAATTGCTTGCATTAAGTTATAACGTGTTCCGTTAATTGTCGCAAAACATTCAGCCATACTTGCTGATATTGCATCTCTACCATTCATTATAGCGTTCATTTATTCTTTCTCCTTTTACGCAACAACTACGGTCATATAGAGCTGTGCCATAGCGTTTACAACTGTGATATGATCGTTTACAACTACTGCTTTCTTGCTATCACCTTGATCTACTGTGATGTGATCCGGTTCAAAACCTTCAATAGCACGTAAACGCTGTAATTCTTGATGGTGCTTAACAATATCGTTCCACAGTGAAATTCTTCCGGCATTGTCGTTTGGAATAATACCAATGTAGTTAGTATTAAACAACTTAGCAATATCGTTAGCAATCTGATCGATCACTCTAATAGTCTGATTATACTTGAAATCTTCGCCCTTAGTGTTTGTAAATGTAGTTAAACTGTTAATATCTTCTAACACACGTACATCATCACCAACTTGATGGAACACAAACTTACCACCCAACATACAATCTTCTAAATCTGTTTGTGTGTAGTTTACATCAATATCTAGTTCACCGTCATACACTCTATTAGTTACTGACTTATTAACAGCGCAATCTGCTTCAACTCCACCAACCCAATAAACCAACTTAGCACTTGCTGAACTTTCACCAACTAGATTATTTTCAACTGAAATAACACCTTCATAATCTGCTGTATCGTATTTGTGAACTACTAATTGGAACTTAGCCCCAACATTTTCACGCATACGCTTAGTGTATGCTACACACATTGCCTTAATAGTTGTTTCAGTAGAATTACAAATTAACACGTTAAAGAAATATGCTTCTAAAGAATTTAATGCTTTAGTCCATTGCTCACCGTCTACAGTTCCGTTTGTACCATTTTCCAACGGTGTTCCGGCTGTTTCTGCTAAAGATGCTGAAGTCTTAAATGTTACAAAATCATTGTCTTTAAGTTCTGAAGCACTCGCTACTGTCTGTGTGTCCATTTCTAATGTACCAACAAATGTTTTAACATCGTATTTTGATGTATCATCAACATTTTTCTTGATAACGATTTTGATGTCGTTTCCACGTGTACCACTGTATAATGCTGTAGCATAAGTACAATCTGCCTTAACTCCATCACTACCATTTAATCTGTAGAAATACACAGTTTTTGCATACTTAAATACTTCTCTTAAATTCTGCATTTCATCTGCTGAAATGTCGTAACCAAAAATTTTTTTACATCTTGTTAAAAATTCTCTATCTGTTACTTTGAATACAGTATCATCTGCACCCCAATTCAATGAAATTGGTAACGCAACAATACCACGTTCACCCAAATTAGATCCGGCACGTTCTACGCTTACAAAATTGATATAAGAACCGGCTAAAATCTTATTCTGTGTAGTAAATACACCACCACCTAACGCCATATTATCAAACTCCTTTTTTTAAAAAATCATTCAAAATCTTTTCAACTTCTTTGAATGTATAAGTCTTTTTATCAGACAACAACGCTTCCAAAACGTCACGCTTAGATTTATATTTTCTACTGCATATCAAATCTTGTTTTGTAAATTTAACTCCCATTATTATCAACCCCCACAGTATGATCTATCTTATCCATTTTATTATCATCTACTTTCAAAATGTTTAAGATTGGTTTAAATTCTATGAAAAAGTGTAAAACATTATCAACAATTTCCGTGCTAATGTTAAAACTTTTTAAACTTCCAACTTTTTCTAAAACATCACTATCATTAAGTTTATACAAATCTAAGATTTTTAAAGTTTTTATCAGTTCCATAGATATTTTATTTATTTCTGATTTTTTATTTTTTTCAGATGCAAAATAATGAATGTCTAATGGTACATTAAGCATAAATCTATCATTTAACAATTCTTTTTTAGATGTGTTTAGAACACACACATAGAAACACGGTAAAGGTAAATTTTGTTGCAAATCTTCATTGATAATCGAAATATTAGTAAACTTATCACTTAATGTCTTAGTAATACTTTTAACTATTAAATCAATCATTCTTCACCAAATCCTTTAATGCTTTTTCTAATTTTGCTACTAATATTGCATCTGTTTGACTTCGCAATTCATTCTCACTTTCTGTTAGCATAAATCTACCATTTACCCACGCTTTTTTTAATCTTTTTCCAAGAGTTGGCACAAATCTACCTACTTCTTGTCTATGCCCATATTCTACATAAGGTGCATAAGATGTATTATTGTAGATAGTTACACTGTATTCTTTTCCTTTAACGCTGACGTTGGTATCTGCATACCAATTTCTTCTCAACGTACCACCAACTTTTCCACTTTCTTTAGGATAAATTCCCACCGGTGTACGTTTCTTAACTTTTGTCAAAAGTCTTGCCCCAAGTTCTAATACACAACTTTTCAGAAATAAATCAGAATTAAGTTTTTCCAACTTATCTCTAAATTCTTCTAATTGTGAAATATCTAACTTGCTAGGCATATTTTTCAACTAAATCCAAATTAATTTCTTGATGGTTGTCATAAATAGCCGGAACGCCACTTGCTTTATACTGTGTGATGTTTCCGTTTCTGTTTACAGTTATCTTTGAACCGGCTAATATTTGTAAATCTTCACGTATAAATAATTTTATCTGTTGTGTGATTGATGTAGCACCATTATTGCTATCATCAGCATTGCTAAAATTTGAATAACTTATTCTACACGCTTCATCTGTGCATATTACTTCATCAACTGATGTAGTTGCACCATAAACATCTGTAATTAACTGTGTATTAGTTATAGTGCATTTATCAGTAAACAATTTTCGTATTGGTAAACGTGCTTTTGTAAACATAATCAATTCCAATTCATTTTTCTGTAACGTGCAAAATCAATAGTATCACTAACTAATGTATCTAAATACTTTAGATATATTTCTTCCGGTGTACTTCCACTTGCAAAATTAACAGTGGTATCACCTTCACGTATTGATGTAACTGCACTATCTACATCAATCAATCCTTTATTCTGTGAATACACGCCTTTGATAAATTCTGCACATACCACATCCACAGCCTTTTCGTATAAGCCTGTTGGTATTTCACTTAAATTACAGTTATTACAAATATGATTAGTTACTTTGTCTATTAGAAAGCCTAAAATCCAACTGTCACGCTGTTCATCATAAGCGTAACCCAAACTAGCCAATCTATTTGTAATATCTTCAAAATTCATATTTCACCTTTTCAATAAAAGCACCCAACAAATTGAGTGCTTTTTTACTGATTTTAAGAGAGACTTAAATTTTTAACCTCTTGAAAGAATACGTGCAATCGGAATAACCTTATGTTCAATAGTCTTTAAGTTACCACCACTCTTACCGTTATTAACAAGTGACCAATTTGAACCATCTTCAAGTTCTGCATTAGTTGGACTTAATGTAGTAACATTAGACTTAGTAAATGTTAAACCGTAAGGCGCATAGCACAATCTTTCACGTGAATAGAGAGTATCTACACCACCATTAGTTTTAGGATCTCTACTCATTTCAAATGGTACATTTACACCTAAATCAGCGTATTCAATCGCACCGTTACCAAGTACATAAGATGTGTACTGAACACCGGCAACAACATAATCGTTTGCTTTAAGTGTCTTAGATCCAAAATAATTAGTAACTTCTGCTAGGTTAATTTCACCGGTACTTGCCCCACTTGCAACAATCTTTAACGCACCTTCAGTATCAGAAGTAGCATCATAATACCCTTCAACTGCCGGCATACAATCATCAATTAACACTGTTCTACCGTTCCAAGTTCCAAGTGCTAAATCACGCTGAATACCGTTAGGATCTGTGTACTTCAAATGATTTAAAAGATTAAGATTTTCTAAGTTTGTTGCTACGTTAGAGTGCATCAATACCATAGAAAACTTAGCCTTCTGATCACCACACGCACGCTGAATTGCAACATTAAGGGTGGTTGCACCAACGGTGTTATTAACTGCATCTACAGAAATATTGTGAGTATGGTTATTCACAAATGCTTTGTTTGCTGTACCGGTCATTGAGAACACACCCTTTAACACAGAAAATAGAATGTCTGTGTTTACATCATCCCAATAATCTGATACTTGTTTACCAACTTCACTCATAAAATCAACACCGGATGTAACATCTACAGCAAAATCTTTTTCAGTCCAAGCGTTAGCACGACCACACGCAATAACTGAACGTGAAAATGTTTCCATACTGTTGGAATTGATGTCATTTACACCGTCATAATTCTGTGCATCACCACCAATTCTACCAAACATTGGTAATGTTCCATAAAATGATCCTGTATGTGTACTTAAAAGATTTTTAATTTCTGCTGATGGCACTAACGCACCACTCTTTAGAAGTTCGTTTTTATTAACTTTTGGTAATGTTTCAACGTACTTACCAAATGCTTCACCATTAAATAATTTGCTGTCAAATTGCATATTCAAATCTCCTATTTCTGATTATTCAAATAATTGCACCAATCGGTATAATTCATTTCTTTTGTTGGTTTAGATGCAACATTAGTGTTTGTTTCTGTTTGCTTCATTCCTATCGGTGCTGAATTACTAGCATTTTCTTCAATCTTAAACAAAAACGAATTTTCACCACCTTTCAACGCTGAAATTTGTTCTGCTAAACCCTTTATTGTTTCACCTTCAAATTTAGCATTTGTTAAATCCAATAATGCTTTAACTGCTTTAGTGTTTCTTGCACCGGCTGTAGTTAATGCAAGTTCCACAGCATTATTTATTTTAAGTGTGTTCAAATCATTTTCGTACTTTTCTTTTGTAAGTTTGTTAGTTTCTTGTAATTTTGCAATTTCTGACTTTAACGCATCTAAATCACCTTTAGATTTATTCAAATCATCTAATTGCTTATCACGTTCATTGATAGTTTCCAATGCTTTTTTCTTTGCTTCGTTTACTTCATCAAAACGTGCTTTCGGCACATATCCACTATATGCTTCCAAAATCTTAGTACACTGTTCTTCGTTTAAACCTAACGCTAATAATTGTTCTTTATTCATTGTTCTTTGTTCCCTTACATTTTTGACCTAGTTCTGTCTAGTTTTATGGTCTTTTTAATCACGCTAAAAAATACTAAAATAGCAATTATATTATACTACATTTTTGATCAAAATATCAGTGTTTAACACACATAATTAAAATAATCAACGAAAATAAAATTAAATTTTTCAACATAGATCACGTTTCTTACGATTTAAATAAATATTTTAACATTTCTGCATTTTCACGTTTGAAAATAGCAACTTCTTCATCGGTCATATTCTGTGGATAGTCTCTAAAAAAGTTATAGATTTTTTTCTTATCAAATGAAAATTCCCACACACCAATGCTATCGTTTTCTACCCACCAAATTTGATCACTTTCATTTTCTTTGTAAAACTTATTTTGCATAGCCACTTGTTCCTTTCATCTGCTTATCTTTTTTAGTGTTTATGTATTGTAACATCTTATAGAAATTAGCATTGCCCTTAAAACTTTCTACATCAAATAACCAAGTTTTGTAAGCATATTTACCACTTCTCACCTTTCCTTTAAACCTGTCTTTAATCAAATTTTTTAAGATTGGTACTTTGTGCCATCCACTATTCATTGAACTTTGCAACTCTAAATATTCATATTCAGTATCACCAACTTTTTTGATAACGCTTGCGTGTCTGCCTGTGATTAATATGTATTCTTTATTCAAAATAGCATCTGCTAATAGTTCTTCACACGCAAATAAATCATTTTCATTACGTGTAGTTTTAACTTTCAATCCGTCAAACTTTGAAATTTCATCAATATTGAAATTTCTACTGAAAAACTTTTGAGATACTCCACCCCTAAAATCTAACACATCTAAACCGTGTTTGTTTGCCGTATAAGCAAATGCCATACTTACACACGAACCATCGGTTTTATCACCACCGCCAATTTGTTTAATTATTTCATCATCAGTTAGTGCTTCAGCGTGTGCTGTATATGATGATTCTTCTACACCCAAATCTTTTAGGCGTTTCAAAGCGATATTGTCTAAATCAGCCATTGCAATAATATCTGCAATTTTATCACCCACAGTATCTACAACTTTTGATAAATCTTTAGGTTTTATCGAAGCTAAGTCTGACTTATCACCATTTTCAATAAACTTTTCGTGCCAAGTTCTATATGTCATTGTTTCCGGCACTTTGTAATAACCTTTATCATCTTTATCACGTGAAGCACGAACACCATCGTTAAAATCTTCAAAATGTGGACACGTTGTACTTCTGCAATATGGATGAAATGGAGGTGCTGTAACCCCACTTTCAAAATCTTTCAAATCGTAAACTTTACCATCTAAATCTCTACAAATTTCAGATGTCTTACTGTCCAATGTTGCAAGTATTTCATACTGTTCTACACCTAACTCTTTCATACTATCTTTGCTACTTTCTGAAGCAAAAAAAGCGCTTTCTGTCATTACTAATCTTCCGGCTTGAAATTTACTTACACCAAATTTTTTAGCAATGCTATCAATACTAATTTGTGGATCTACCCCACGCGCTATATTCTGTGCTAATGTATCGTTAATTTCATTAACTAACTTAGTTCTATCATCCCAAATTCTAGCACTGAAATTCTTTCCATCACTCGCCCACGGTTTAGTTATGATTTTATTAACTGTGTTACTATCCAACTTCATAAAATCGTGACCAACACCAAGTCCTTTTTGGATCTCAAACGCTGTTTTGTAGTAACCATCGGTATAGATGCCTTTCACCAAATCAGTTAGTCCGTCATTCTTTACAACACCTAGAAATTCAATCTGCTGTTGCATCTGAATTTTAAGTGCTTCCAAGCGTGATACGTGGAATTTAACGCTTGCTTTTTTTAGCGCACTTTCCCACTCTTTAGAATAATTAAGTGTTTTACCTTTCTCAATATATTCTTCAACGCTCATTCTAAATTCAGCAAGTTCACGCTTGCTCAACTGCCTTTTTGCTTCAGCAAGTGTTATTTTATTTTCTTTAGCGTAACGTGTGTACCAACGGGCTAAATCTTTTTCAACTTCTGAAATAGCACTATTGTACTGTTTTTCCAAATTAGCATAAAATTCAGCACCTTTTTTTAGTTGTGCTTCTTCTAATTGCTCAAATCTACCTTTCCAATATGTGCTATTTCGCATAACTAATATACTCCTTCAACATCGTGTCGGAATTGTCTAAAACCAATTAAATTACCTATCTGCTTTTCACCTACATTTAACGGTCTACATACGTGTTCAAACGCTGAACCGTGAATAATATCACCACTAATCAATTTATCGTAAATTTTTAACGCCTTATCAACGCTAGTATCTAGTTTTCTGTAACTCACTTGCGCACAGCAACTTACTGATATTTTTTTACAAGTGTCAACATCTAAATTAATCAAATCATTATTTGTAATGTATGGTAAATGCCACTCATTTTCATTTAATAGTTTAGGCTCACTTTTTTCTAATGCGTTCTTCATTTTATTTGCTAACATACGTATTTCCGGCATAGCGTCACTATGAATACGTAACTTAAAGAAATTACGTAAATCTGTTGCTGTTAGAATTGTTTTAACTGTTTGGAACGGTTCTAATAGTCTATTGACGTTTTGCTTATGAATACCTAAATCAGCAAGTTTGCGTGCAAACTCAATAGCCTTAGCACGTGAATTAAACCAAACAGCAAACGCTTCATCTTTTAGTTCTTCATCTTCAACAATTTCACCTTGCATACCTTTTTGGTTATAAGTCCAAATAGGCACATTGTTAGTTTGCAAAATATCGACTATGTTTTTTTCTAAAGGTATTGCTCTACTAGATGCTGTATTTCTGCTGAATACTCTATGTGTGTTCAATTCTGATAATATATAACGTGGATAGTCTAACTCAAATGTAGTTACTCTATCTCCACTTTCACTAATGCTATCCTTTAAAATCTTTGCTTCAATCATTGTTATTTACTCCATTAAAAACATTAGCATAAACATCATTTTCTTGTTTTTCTGCATTAAGCATATCAATTACACTCTTAACATTATCAACAAATGGCACTTGACCAACTAATAATTCATTAGGTAATTGCACGCCTAATTTAACTAGACTATCAATTACTTCAGTTTCATTTATCATAATATCACGATTGAATGTAATTTTAACAGGTACATCAAAATATGAACCTTTACCCACAGTTGCTAAATATGAATTAACAAAAAATAATAACTGTTCAAATGCGCCTTTGTATTCTGCTTCCATATTATCAGCATCAATATCAATATCTGAATACATTGATTTAATATTAACTTGATTAGCATTTGAGCCAACTCTATCATCTTTAGCATCATACGCCATACAGTTTTCAATGATTGCTTTTTTCAACGCTTTTAATATGCTTTCGTAATTGTCTTTATTCACAGTTACAGTTAATGTATCTACGCCACCATCTGCACCATCTACTGTTTTGACCTTTACAGCACCATACGTTGCTAGGTTCTTCCTAAATTCACCAAGATTTTGACCGTCATAATTCTTGATAACTAAAATAGTGTTTCTACAATCTTCTTGCATTGTGTTAGTAAAATCACTAATCATAGTGTTATAGGCATCTTGTAAACCTTTACATTTTCTTAATAATGATACTTCTCTACCGTTTGACTTAAAAGCAATTAAAGGAATTTTATTCCACGTGAAACCTTGCGTACCAATACGTGCATAATAGCCAAATGGTTCTGTAACATCAGCAACTAATTTAGTACCTTGCAAAATATAACGCTCAATACCTTCACTTGTAAAAATTTCAACTTTCTTGATTATTACTTCGTTATTACCTTCCCAACCTTTAACGTGGTAATATCTAATTGCACTTTCTACTTCAGTGTGTTCGGCATCTTTCCAAAATGGTAAAATCTCATAACTTCGGAAATTTTGAAATGCAAAATTACCATTTTCATCATAGTATGGATAAATCCAAGTAACGCCACCATTTAAAGCATCTATACCACTATTTTTTAATCTTCGCAAAAACTCACTGTTGAATATGGTCTTTAATAATTCATCATACTTATCATTACCACTTTCAAATGTTAAAGGTTTAGATAATAAATAATTGCATTTTTGATCTACAATCTTCCCATAGATATTATTAACAATCCTATTGTTTGGTAAATTATCCAAATTGATTAACTCACCTTTTTCACCTATTGCTGTACGTTTGCGATTTAAAATGTCGTGCTGACCCATATAATAACAATCAGCGTTTATCATTTCTAATCTATCTTTAGATACTAGCCACTTGTTTAGTTCTAATTCATAAAATCTGTGTAAATCTGTTGTTGGTAATGTCATTTCGTTCTTAACTCCACCAAATAAACTTAAAAAATTATCTAATAATGTCATATAAACCACCTATAAACAAACTACTTTCTTAGTAACAGTGCTATCATCTTCTAAAGTAAATTCCCAACTTTCTGATTTTGTTTCTAAATCAGCGTTTGCTTGTAAAAACATTTTCCAACATTCCTTTGTTAATAAGCATATTGCCACTATTTGTAATATACTGTTCTGCTGACAGCATATCCTTTTATAATTTGCAAATCTTTAAGAGTGCGTTATAGTCATTCGCTAGTTTGTCGCACTCGTTGGCAATAACCAAACTTCTTTCAATTTTTCGGTATAGTTCGTGTTCTTTGAAACATCTAAGGTTATTGGTATTGCTTGCCTTTTCGGACACACGTTTTGAACTTCCGGCACTTTCACACTGCACGCTGTTAGCAATAGTGTACTTAGTGCGCATATCAGCAATAGTTTCTTCGTATTCATTTTTCAGTGCTTCTTCTTTCTGTAAATTTTCATGTTCAATAACACTTATTTTATCCCGTGTTTCACTTTCAATCTTTGCTATATCTAGCAATAATTGACTTTTTTCTTTTTCTGCTTTTATCTGATAGTCTTTAATCTTTGAAGCACACTGCGCATACGACCAATAATATCCACAGAAAAAACAAAATAAAAAAACAAACATCATAAAGATATTTTTTAACCCAATTTTTGACAACATTCACTTTAATCCATATCCTTCCATATCTACAATCAGCAATTCAATATGTCTCAATAACTCAACATAATTTCTACTAAATGTTAATATCAACAAATTCTTAACATCATCAGAAAATTGGTTTACATACACATCAGTATAACCACTGTCTAAGTTAGTGTTAATATCATCGTTTATGATTTTCTGAACGTATGATCTTGCTTTCAGTAAATCTTCAACGCCATTTTTGTTTTTAAATCTGCTGATGTATTTAATTACATTACCCAAGAAATAATCAATATTCAAATCACGTATTAAATCCCACGTTTGATACTTCAAACACTGATAATGTGTACCGCCAACTTGATTAATCATTTCTTACCCCTGTTATAATAAATCAAAAAATTAGTTGTAAAACGTTTACAACTAAAATACTTAAACTAACATAAATCATTCTTCAAACGGATCTAACACTTTACAATCTACATCTAACAAATTTATCTGCAATTCTGTTGTAATACGCATCTGATTATCTTCTGCACCATCAAATGCATCATATACAACACATTTAAGGTCTAACACTTCTAAATCATAAAATTTTTTGTCACGTAAAAAGTATTCTTTTTTTTTTCCGGCAAAATTCAAAAACTCAAAACTATTACCAACTGTTACCGATAGATTATCATCAACATACAAAATATCCAACAATTCCTTAAATTTCATATCCCCCCCCCCCCCCCCCCCCC